TCATAGCATCTCTCCCACTATCTTATTAATCATAATAGGTGCCAGAGCTAACGCTCTGACACCAATTTATTACCTGTACTTATCATCAATCCAATGTATTGAAGCCAATACTAAACAGAACCCAATGGGTAAGATGACACAGAATATCAGTGACCACTGCTCTATTTGACTAGTCATTAACTACACCTCTATAGTAACGCCCAAGTTATTCATACGAATACACACTGAGCAAGGGTTATTAGTACAAGGTTCGTCTGTTAGGTTATTAACCCAGACCAACCCATCCACAACTGCTTGAGATACCCTAGTATGATGAGTTACATGGAACTCCTCTATAGCTTCTTTAGATCTAGTCATGACATATCTCCTATAAACAAAGCATTAATATAATTAACAAGCCCAATGCACTAAATAGTGCAAGGGCTCCTATTAGATCTATAATTGTATCTTGCATTACATTTCCCCCCAGCCAGCTGATACAAGCCAAGCATTATCAGCATCACTATTAGCTTGATGCCGTCTGATTCTTGCCCTTTCTTTTGGATCATTGCTACAAGAGTCACATATGACTCTGTCACCCTGAGGATCAGAATCCCCGCACCTAAACTGAATGATCTTAGAATCATAACGTCCCTGTACTACTACATCCTGTTTATTTGCACACATGGCATATCTCCTATTTGAAGTAAGGGTTTTGTTTAAGCTCATCTATTGCTAATTGAGCTTGTATAGCTAATGTATCTATATCTTCTTGATGCTGTTCAGCTTGTACTTCTGCTTTAGCATCAGCCCAGATAATATGGATCTCATCAATCCCATTAGCCCACGCCTCTTTAAGTTCTCTTAATTCAGGTGCAATGTCTTTAAAATACCCATTCCAAATCTGTTTAATTTCACTAATCATAGTGATCTCCTTTAAGTATATATATATATAAATAGGCACCGAGGGTTTGCACCCCCAGTACCTACATATTGCAATTAACTACTCATCATCAGCAAGCTCTGCATCGCTCATTGCACGAGTGACACTTTCTTTAGCTAACTCTTTAATCCTATCAACCTGATTAATAGCTAACTTAATTCCAGAGTCCCAATGATTAACGATACCGTACTGCTTTACAGCACCATTAGCATAGTTCTTATAGACAATAAGACCCCTGCCTTTGGAAGTCTGACGTGGCTCCTTAAACTCTAAAGTATAAGGCCTCTTACTTAGCTTCTCAGTATCACCTGTAAAAGCTGATTGAACCTTATCTTCAGTAAGCAGACGACCTAGCTTCAAGCTCTTAGGCTTAAAGTACAGTCCTGAATGCTCACCAAAATCAAACAGTACAGCTTCTTCTTCAGCTATTTTGGTTGAAAAGCCCATTGTTCCATTCGGTGTTTGAACTGCATTATTTGTCTTATTCATTGTGAATCTCCTAAGGTTTTAAGATATAAAGACTGCTTTAAAAGCGCAGTCCACAGCCCAGTATGGGCAATGGTGCTTTGTTTACAGAACCCAGTGGGATTAGGTATACAAAAGACCTTCCCGACAAGGTCGGGTTAATGTATTGATTATATTGGTTGTTTGAGAATATGCAGTAAGATACATCTCTCTTGGCACTCTCTTACGGTGTAGCCTGGTTGGTTGGTTGGTTTTGACCATCTTCTGTGTAATTTTTAGGAAGGAAGGTCCCCGATGTTCTGGGGACCCTGGCAGTTAGGCAGGGATATCTTGATCTAGGAGATCTAGTTTGGCTTGAGTAGCCTTGGAGTATTTCTTGCCAGCATCCTGCTTGGCTTTGGTTTCTTCTTGCTCGACGACTTGGGTACGACGTTCCATGATTAGTCCTGATGTAGCTAGCATAGTACCTACAACGATGAAGTCTGTTGCTTTGTCTACGACGGTTAGTACTTTGGTGGTGGTTTCTGACGCTGAGTCGATTACTTTTATAGACATGGTATTCTCCTTGGGTTGAGTTATATTGCCTCACTGACAAGGTCAGTGTATTGAAAAAAGATAGTTATATTTTTAAGGGCGGGGGGTGGTTTTCAGGTTGGCTTTGCCAGCCAGTTAGTACTGAACTCATACCTAGAAATAGAATTTCTCTCACGGGTTTCTAAAAAAAAATAATATTATATGTGTATATAGGGGGAATTTAGCGGCAGCTGAAGGACGACAGACTGAAGCCCCGAAGGGGCGAGAAGTCTGGAGGACTGTTCTTTCTTCTTAAGGGAGAGCTAGGCCTTTGTTTGTAAGTAGTTAGAAATAGTTAAACGTTGTATACCGTGTTTAACTGGGTAGTTAAACGTTGTATACCGTGTTTAACTCTAGTTAAGTATTGCATTATGTAGTTATTTAGGTATTATGTGGGTATGTTTAATAAATTCCAATTAGGGACTCAGCCAGCTGCACTTTTAGCTAAAGCAAAACTCAGTAGCTATGCTGCTTTAGTTCTGTTGAAGATGATGTATCACATTAATAGAGTGAATATGGTGATAGGTACTCCGCAGGAAATAGCTAAGCAAGCTGGTATTACTGTGGGGGATTTTACTTTAGGGGTGAGGGATCTGAAGAAGTGTGATCTGATTAGGAAGTATACTAAGAAAGAGTACATGCTCAATCCTGATGTGATGTTCAATGGGAATGATAGGCAATACTTTACTGTTAAGCACATGTGGGATACCCAGACTAGTAGGGGATTGAGAAAATGACTGAAGGAAAGAAGTGGTTAACAGAGCTGAGTAATAGGGATGAGGCAATACTAGAAGCTTTACGTGATGGGCATAAGCCGTCTCATGTTGCTATGACTTATGGCATTCCAAGGCAGTATGTACATGACATTGTAGAACGTTGGCCTGATCTTGCCCCTGAATGGTTACTTAATAGGATCCAGGCTAAGAGAAAGAAAAAGAATGAGTAAGTATATAAATACAGAGATGGCAGGTACATTGCCTTTATCTAGTACAGCATGTGCATTGCTATTGCCATTAACGGTGTTATCTAATAAAGACAATGAGATAGACAAAAAAGAGTTTATTAAGAGTATTAATTGGATAAGTGATTATAGAACTTGGAATAAATACTGGGCTGAATTAGTTAGTATTGGTATTTTAGTTCGTTTAGATAGGAAGAACTGGATGGTATCTCCGCATACATGCTACACGGAAGATATATCGCATAGTAGTTTAATCCGTAAATGGAACGAGGTTTGTAATGCAATTAAGTAATTTGCAGGATACAGAGACTAATATAGAGACAACGGATCATCTGACTAAAGAGCAGTTATCTGGGGCTCTGCCTGATAAGAGGTTTAGGAAGTACCTGACTGATGATGTTGTTAATGTTGTTAATTCAGAACCTAATTCAGAACTTAGGAGGATGTTTAGGGATAATGTATTGAGTTATGCGTCCGTGCTTACTACAGGTAAGTACTCTTTGGCTGCGTATGTTAATGCTATTAAGTTTGTCTCCTTGAAATTGATGGGGGACAAGACTTCTACTGCTTATAGTAAGGTATTCCCTGATCGGTATCAGAACTTGATAGATAAGAGTGCTACCCCTTCGTATATAGCTAGTTTTGCTGACAATTACAGTAAGACCGGGTTGATTACTAAGATCATGGAACAGACTATGGTTCCTACACATATTCTGAATGCAGGTGTTTATCAGGAGGCTATTAACGTTCAGGCTGAGTTAATGCATACAGCGAAGTCTGAGATGGTTAGGCAGAAAGCTGCTGAAAGTCTAATAACTAATCTAGCAGCTCCTGCGTTAGCTAAAGTAGAGTTGGAAGTTACTTATAATAATGATGTAGTAGAAGACCTACGTGCTACTACTAAAGCATTGGCACAGCAGCAGTTGCGTATGATTATGAATGGCCAAGCAAGTGCTAAAGAAGTAGCCCATAGCGAGATTTTAGCTAAACGGACTGAGCCCGCACCTGTTGAGACTACCTATGAGGTGATTGATGGAAAATGATGTTTCAGATATACTTAAGGTACTCCCACATAAATACCCGTTTCTTATGGTGGATAAGGTTATAAGTAAAACTGATACGAATATAGTTACTTTAAAAAATGTATCCCATAACGAGCCGTATTTTAGTGGGCATTTCCCAGATTTTCCTATTATGCCTGGAGTACTTATACTAGAGGGTATGTTTCAATCTGGTGGGCTACTATTTGGCTGTGCCAATTTAGTTAGAGGACAATTAGCTTATGTAGCCACGGTAGATAAGGTTAAATTCATTAAACCCGCATTTCCTGGGGATCAAATAAAATTTGATATAAACATCATTACTAGCTTATCTAAATATGCTAAATTTTCTGGTAAAGCATATGTCGATGATACATTGATAACTCAAGTTACGTGGACATCTATAATAATGAATAACATAAAGGAATAATATGACTCAATTAGTAGTTTTAAAATGGTTAGTTTGGATGATAGCACTCAATACACTAACTCTATTAGCCAATAACATGCTGATTACGATAATGATGGGCTGGTTCGACACTCCCTTCGGATAAATGTGGCTACTGTAAGAGATGTATGTGAGGACTGCATATGGTGGAAAGGGGATAACTCCGGAATGCAGGGAGAATGTATGGATAGTATGAGTGATACGCCATTAGTGATAGGACGATATGAAAATTGTAGCCAATTCTTAACTAGATACTTATCTATTCCAATAGGAGAAAAGAATGTCTGATACTTCTTGTAGAGCATGCGGATGGGAATCTCAATCAGGGACAATACATGATAAACATGAGTGTCAGAAGTCTCTCCATCCCCATGCATATACATGTTGTGGAGAACAGATATGTGTTTGTGGGGAATTAGAACGCGAGGTAAGAAAATGACCCTAGTTAAGAAAACAGTAGATCAATGGCTTAATGATATTGATTATAGTGATGATACTAGTTATGTGCCCAGTGAATTTGCACTTGAGTTCGTGTCGTTCATTAAGTTAGTTAATGGTGAGAAGGGGGAAGAGAACAAGACCCCGGTCATTCACTATAAGATGATTGATAAAATAGCGGGCAAAACACAGAATACAGCTAATATGTGTGCTCGGGGACTGGCGAAGACTACTATATTTGCTGAGTATTTGTTCTTGTATATAGCTGTATATGGGGCTATTCCAGGATTTGGCTCAGTAGATTACGCATTATATGTCTCAGATAGCATTGAGAATGGTGTTAAGAAGATGCGGCTTCGTATGGAACGTAGATGTGAGAATAGTGAGTTCTTAAAGAAGTACATATCTAGTTTTAGATTTACTGATATTAGATGGTACTTTAAGAATGCAGCAGGTAAAGAGTTTGTTGTGACCGGCCATGGAGCGAAAACTGGGGTGCGTGGAACAGTTGAACTGAATACAAGACCACAACTTGCTGTACTTGATGATCTACTAGGAGATGAAGATGCACGGTCCGCCACTATTATTGAGAATGTGGAGAACACAGTCTACTCGGCTATTGATTACGCGTTACATCCTAATAAGAGGAAGGTTATTTGGTCTGGGACTCCGTTTAACTCTAGAGACCCGCTGTATAAAGCTATTGAATCAGGTGTTTGGCATGTGAATGTCTACCCTGTTTGTGAATCCTTCCCATGTAAAGAGGAAGATTTTAAAGGGGCCTGGGAAGATCGGTTTAATTACGAGTACATTAGCAACCAATATTTTAAGTCGAAAGGTGCAGGTAAACTAGATTCCTTTAATCAGGAGCTCATGCTTCGTATTACATCTCCTGAAGAGCGATTAGTTACTGATTCGGATATAATTTGGTATAAACGCAGTAATGTACTTAAGAATAAGGGAGCGTACAACTTCTATATTACGACTGATTTCGCTACATCTGATAAGGAACACGCAGATTTTAGTGTGATTAACGTATGGGCCTACAATAATAACGGAGATTGGCTGTGGGTTGATGGAGTTTGTAAGAGGGCCCTCATGAATGACACTATTGACCAGTTATTTCGTTTAGTTCAGGAGTATAGGCCGCAGGAAGTTGGTATTGAGACCACCGGGCAACAAGGTGGGTTCATTAGTTGGATCCAAAATGAGATGGGACAGCGTAATAACTACTTTACGTTATCTAAAGGCAAGGGCAGTAATACTATTGGGATCAGGCCTACTAAAGATAAGATGAGTAGATTCCAACAGAATGCCATCCCATTATTTAAATCTAAGAAGATCTGGTTACCGGAGGAATTAAAAGATAGTGATGAACTTGTAGAGTTGCTTTTTGAGCTATCTTTAGCTACTCTTAAAGGGTTTAAAAGTAAGCATGATGATCAGATTGATACTATTACGATGTTAGCTGAATTAAATGCTTGGAAACCAAGCGAAGTATCTACTCACGATGAAGAAGAGGAAGATCCATTACAAAATTCTCGTATGTGGGGTGATGATACTATTAAAAAAGCAGGTGACAGTTCTTATTTTGTCTAGACAGAGGATACTATGAAAGTTTCAGAATACATAAATTATTTAATCACAGGGGAAGTCAGTAAATTAGCAATTGCCAGTGTAGGTGATATGTCTGCGAATCCAGCTGTATCGCCCACTGCAGTACAAGTAGCTAATCAGGGTAGATTTATTAATTACATTAATTTAGCTAATTTAGCTGTGCACAAACGATTTCACCTGTTAAAGAAAACGTTTGAATTGGATAGTCCTCGGAATTTGGAAGAGTATGATCTGCCCTCTAATTTTTTAGTTCCTATTCACGCGTACTACGCATCTGATTTAATAGAAGTAACTATTAAAGATAGCTCTGTAAATGTAGTTTCAGATGTAGATACTTCAGTTTCTATTCTGATCCCCGAACCATTTAAAGTTATTATCAAGGGCACTGATCAGAATAGTCCAGTACGTACTCAAATCATCATGCAGTATGCAGCTTCCCCCTCAAAGGCCTCAACGGTCTCTAAAGACCTTAAAGTTAGTGAGGTGTACACAGAGGCCATGTTAAATTATGCAGCGTATAAAGCGCATAGCGCGATTGATGGCAGCATCAAAGAAGAGAACAATACTTA